TACGTTCCTGGAGTGTTCGTTACCGTTGTATCAATCGTGAACGTAGCCCGTCCATCAGCTGCATAAGTTGCCGTACAGGAGTAAGTGTCTACCAAGGTGGCACCGCTGTTGTAGACCTTAGCCGTTACCGTTGCAGAGGTGATATCTATCCCGGCGCCGTTGTTGTCTACACACTGAATGTCGATTCCGTGCTGTGCGCCGGTTTGAAGGTCTAGCGGATCAGATGCCCCAAGACCATCAGCCCTGACTTCAAACGGCCCCATGCGTACCAGAGCGGCAGAGGTTACCGGGGTAACAAGCTCCGCATTCACGTACTGCCCAAACGTGCCGGCTGTAGTGTGGCTTGCCCTTGCTTCATCCCACACCGCTGCCGCTGTCTGCGCTGCCGTCAAGCCACCACTACTCAGCGTGACCGTCAAGACCGCCCCGTTAGTACCGCTTGCACCACGCACCACGATAGTCACATCAGAAGCGCCAGCGGCGAAAGCAGCGTTAGGGACATCAAGCCGATACACGCCCGGCACTAGGCTTGAGCTTATCTCAGCAAAGCCACCAGATGTCCACGCGCCTGTAGGTGTCTGCGTGACCAGCGTGATAGCCACCGGAGCAGACTGGTTGCGGACGTAGTATGCCGCTAGACCGGATGTGCTGAAGGTCAAGCCTGTAGCACCTAGGTAGAGTTCGATGCTTTGTGAAGTGCTTGCTGGAGCTATGGTAATCGTAGACGCGTTACGCTCGATACCACCGTTGTATGCAACCTGCGATGGTAGAGAAGTGATTACACGATAGGTAATACCGCCAGCGTCTGGTGATGCACCACTCCAAGACACGCCATATAAATCAGTGGCTGGAGCGGATGTCGATGTTCCAAATGCAATATTTGGGCTTGATAAATTTGGAGTGTACGTCTGTAGATAGTTTCCGTTGGTCTGCAACAGATAACCACTATCAATCCCGCCATCACCACCGGTTGTGGAGTTCGCTCCCAACGTACCAATATTGTTTCTTGTAGCGGTAGTCCATCGGTTAAAGTTTTCGGTTAATTGGCCAGTCGTAGTTACTTGCACCTGCGTACATCTTAGAAATAGACAATTACGAACAGATGATGGAAAACTTACACTTCCAGACCTTTGATAAATAGCCCAGTCGCAACTGATAAAACTACAGTTTGTTACAGACACCTGTAGATTATTTATGTCTATACCTTCTTCGGATGACTCAAAGACTGAAGAAGTGACGGAAGTTGTATCGGAGACGTTTTGCCCTGTTAGTAGTAATAGATATCTGCCACCGGCAAAACGACAACGTGTTATTGTTGCATCTAACGCCACGCCGGTTGCACTGGATAGCGTAATGATTCCGCTTGGACTTGCTCTAGTATTACAGTCTAAAACACAATTTGTAAATTTCCAAAATCGGGCATTGGTTGCAGATACGGCCTTACCAGTTGACACTTTGAAGTAAATATTCGACCATTCAAAGTAACTCCGACTAGCGGCAATAATGAGGGTAGCCGTGACAGTCTCGGATGTTCCTGCGTTATTGAATGCGCTAATCAAGACCGGCCCGGCAGTAACACCGCCGAAAAACTGAGAGTTAGGGTCACCGATAATTTGAGTAGCCGCGGACGGTGCGAATCCGATTGTGACAGATTCGTTATAGGTTCCCGGAGCGACATACAAGATATCCCCAGATGCCATACCTGCTGCGCCGAGTGCTTTTGCAAGTGTCTTCCAAGGGCCTGTAGTACCACTGGTGTACGTGGCGGATAGTCCGGTGTATGTGTCACTACCAGTACTAGTAGATAGATAGTATGTAGCCATTATTCAGCCGTCCCCGCTACAATTTCTTGAGCCATAATGATACTAAACTGGCTACTGTATGACTGCTGAAATTGAGCATCCTGCAACACCCACCAACCGAACACGCTCGTACCATTCTCGCCGAACGTGCCTATTAAGTTGTTGTCGTTGTCGTAGATATCACCAAAGACAATCCAGTCCCCCGCACTTAATGGGTTAGGCTCCAGCCTGTAGTTCTGAAAGTTCATTTGCCCACCTTAAGACTGTTTGCATTCGTACCCTTGAAAGGCATCGTCAGGAAAGCAAGCACCGAACTAACAGCAGCGGAGACACCCGCCGCTACCGCCTTGCTCCCGTAGAGTGCCAGCACTGCGCCGAGTTCGCTGATGTCGTGTGCTTCGCTTGTCCTGACCCCATCGCCGAACACCGAGGTGAAAGCAGCTGTAAAAGCCACGATCACAACGACCACTAACCGCTTGATACTGATGCTGTTCATTGCTTCGCCTCCAAGTGTGTAACCCTTGTTTTCAGCTCGCCGGTCTCGTTCTCAACCTTGCCGAGTCTATGCCCGTGGTCTTTGATCGTGACGCTGTCAATGTCGTTGCGCTTGTCCATCTTGTGCAAGAATTGCACGATGTAGACCAGTAGGCTAACAACCAAGCCGGCCACAAAGATACCAATAGCCGTCCACTCGCTTGCACTCATGATGTCCGCTCCACTAATCCGACATGCTGCACAAGCAGTTCTGTCTGCCCAAAGTCTGTACCGACCACATCGTAGTATCGGGCATCATCACCTACCCGGTACACGCGGTCTTGCGGCATCACGTCAGCCCCTACAGCGACTATCAAAGTCCACTGGGCCGATGACTGGATGCCACCGCCTACAATGCTCTCTGTGTCACTTTGGTTGGTTAACCTGGCGTTGTACTCGGCAACTTTGCGCCATGTCTCAGTAGCACCACCTCGCCCGTCTTCGGTCAAGGTGAAGCGGTGAATCTCTACACGATCTTGGCACAGGTTGCGAACCATGCCAGCCTGAAGCGTTGCGCGGAGTATCGGACTCATGCGAACACCAGAGGGCGATATCGCTCTGCCATAGAAAGGCAGTGTGCTTTGAGTTGGCTAATCTTGACATCGCTGGTGCCTTCCTTAGCATCGATGTCACTTGCGCAACGGCTAGCCTTTATCATCCACGCTTGGCGGGTGGCTGTCCTGACATCGTAGCGCTCTACATTGATCGGCCCTTGGTCTACCCACATCAGGGTAGGGTCACCGGTGCCATCTTCTAAGGTGTAGCCCTTGACGTGGTACGGAGAATAGACAGGGTAATCAGGTTGTGTCGTGCCTGATGTTCCAGCCACCCGGCACTCGTATACCCTGCCATTGGGCGTTGTAGGCACTACACGGTCACCGACAGCATAGGTGGTGCTAGCCGCCCAAGTGGTGAACCGTGAGAAAGAATCAAGGATGCTCCCTATGTCGGTGGTGGACATCTGCGGATAACTTTGGGCATCTACAAAAAGTGATACCTGCGCTATCGCTTCGGCTCGTGTCATCATGGTTTCAGTATCCCACACAAAGGAAAAGCCCCCGGCACGTCTGCCGAGGGCTTGAGTAGAACCGAGCCGCTTATGTAGCGGAAGAGATAAGACCGATGAAGGAACCGGTAACGCGGTTTGCAGCAACCGTGTCATAGTTACCTGTATCAAAGGCATTGACCGAGAACCGCTCAGTAGCCTTGAACGCCCAAGAATCTTGGATGAAGTAAGGCTGATCGGAAATCTCAACGGTGATACCTCTACGGTCACCGAATGCCACACCCTTGCTAAGGTCAGCAAGGAAAGCCACAGGGCTGGATGCAGCAGGGGATGCAATCATGTTCTGAACAAACACGACTGGGTAACCATACAACAATGGCTGTACGCCATATGCGTTCTCGATTGCCGAGATGTTGTTTCCACCCAGAGCGGCGAGCTTGTCAGCAATGCCGGTGTAGAAGAAGTTTTTATGCATATACCACTTTGGCGTATCTGCATACGTTGGAAGCTTTGCAACCATTGCCTGAAGGTTGGCAAGTGTGAAAGGTGTCCATGTCGAGTTGGTAGTAGCAGCACCAACAACGGCAGATGCGATATTGCCGTAGTTAGCAGCGGTACCACCTGCAAGGTCAGTAAGCGCACGACCGATACCAACCAGACCAGATGCATCAGTACCGGTACGAGCGGAGCTGAAAACAACGCGGTCTTCTTCACGTGCCAGGTTGTAGGCAAAGTCACGAGCAAGAGCGTTGCCAATGTCGACTACGCTATCCTCGTTCAGTTCCTTCGATACCTGCGTAAGGATGGCAAGTTTCTTTGCTGTAAGGCTAATCTGCGCAAAGGTCATATCACTAGCCGTAATGGTGGTATTTTCACCCGGGTAGTAAACCGTTGTGCTTGCCGTGGCGTTTGGAACCAACTGCACATCTGAAGACATTGGAACGATGCGGCAGTTTGCACGAGCAATACCAAACTGCTCACGGAGATATACCAAGTCAGAAGACAGGAGCTCAGGTACAAGGAAACCACCAACGTTGTTAGTGCCTTCGCTCTGTGCCTTCAAGTGTCCGTTGGACTTCAGCCATTCCTGTGCAGACTTGTTACCAGCAACAGCCAAGGCAAACTTGCCCATCGTGTAGCCCTTAAGGTTCTGCTCTTCACGGCTACCCAAAAAGACCGACTTCGTTACGCCACCGGTTGCCCATGGCTGGATGGCTGGTGCGACTACTGGCGCGTACTCGTGTGCTGTCTTGATCATCTCAATGCGTGCATCGATGTCTTGTACTTCAGACATAAGCGCCTTAGCCTGTGCAAGGTCACCGCCGGAAGCGGCAAGTTCTTTTGCCGTTGCGATATTGCCGAGTTTCTTCGACTCGAGTTGTTCTACTGTCATAGTGACATAATCTCCAAGCGTGCAAGGAAGTCTGCCCGCTCAGCGTCAGTGGAGGCTTTTACCTCCGTGGCTACGAGTTCCGGTTTTACTTCTGGCTGGTCTGCATCCCGCAGAGAATCCCAACACTCAGGAGCAAGTCGCTTTGCAGCTGACCGGCTAAGACCGACTGCATCCCGCAGTCGACGTTCAACGCCACGCAGGGATGCGGGCTGTATACACTTTTTACCGTGCATGGCATACAAGCCTTTTGCACGTTCAGCGAAAGCATCGACCAAGGCGTTAGCCATGTCTGCACTTTCGATTACTTCCATTGCACCGGAGAGAGCATCCCAGTAGGCTTCAAGCCCCTCGTGGATCAACTCGCCTTCAGCTTCCTTGAAGATTTCAGCAGCATACTCAGCGGCTGATTGTTCAGGCATTGGAGCCATGACCATCTCTTCTTCTTCTTCCATCATAGGCTCCATGCCGTAGTACTCCTTGAGGGTTTTTACGCTGTTACGATACTCGGCTGGTGTCGGTGTAATCGATGCCTCAGCGATAGGCCAGCGGGTAATCTCAGCGGCACCGCCCATGCTCTTACGCTCTACCAGATGACCAGCTGCACCGGATGAAAAGCCCATCTTGCCTTGCTTGCAGAGTTTCGCAATCATGCTGCCGTACTCATCGGCCATGTCTAGTTGGGCTTCATACCATAAGCCGGTATCGTCCATCTTGATGAAGCCTGTACCGATAGACTTCTTGCCTACCTGAGAATCCATGCCGTGGTGGTAGTACACATTCAAAGGGACTCGCTGCCCCTTGGCAACCGGGAACCCGTAGTCGGTTTGAGGCGTGAAGTAATCGCCCTCAAGGTCGGCGGTCTTATCGTTACCAAAGCGCACAAGGTAGCCCTTTACGTAGCCTAACCGGTCGCTCTTGATACCGTCTACGGTAGATGTCAGCAAGTCCATACCCTCAGTATCCCACAGTGCCGTTTTTATAGATAAGTCGTTAGATCCGGTTGGTATCCCTCTAGGTCTCTAAGCGGCAATACCCTAGTAGTAGGCCCCCAGTCAGCGTTAGGTACCACGGTTGCCATGTCGCTAAGCGGTAGCCCCTCAGCGTAAAGGTTGTAACGAGCGGTGCCAAGTATCTGCTGAGCTTCAAGCGGTGTTAACCCCTTCAGAATCTCTTCACCGGTTGCCACCTTGGGGCGGGTATCCGGTATGGAAGAATCGCCGGTAATCTCAGCCCAGCTAAGGGTCTCCGGAATCATCACGCACCGGCAGTTAGGATGGCTTGGCATGATGGTATCTGTAGCCTGAAGTGTGCCGGAGAGAGCCAAGCAAGCAAGGCACACCCGCGCATCCTGCGTAGCCTGCCGCCGGTATCCGGTGACCGAACCATTCTCGGTGTATAGTTGCCGCTGGGCTTCCCTGGCGCTTCGTATCATCTCGGTACGCGCTATCGTCTCCGCTCGTTGCCTACCGATGTCTGCCGCCTTGCGTACCCGCCGTGCTACCGTGCGCGGGCCTTCACCTAGGCTGATGCCTTGTACCAAGGCCATCTGCATGGCATCGGTGGTTACTTGGGGGATGGCATCGAATAAGACAGCCAAAGGCGAACCATCGCCTGCGAACCCGACAAAGGCCTGCAAGGCTTCGTCGGGAAGACTTGTCCATGAAGTACCAAGGGTAACGCCTGCGGGCTTTTTACCCGCTGCCGCTTCCACAATGCGCGACGTTGCATCATTAGCAAGGATAGCGGCTTGTAGCTGCCCATCGGCTGTAATCACTGCCCCCTCAACGCTGAACTTTTTTAGGTTCTTCCCTAACTCTTCGATGTTGTCAATGATGCGCTGACGCATCCAAAGAATCGTATTGCTAGGGTCTTCCCCATTGTCAAGGCGCTCTTGGATACGACCCTCCAGCGCTTCCAGTTCATCGATGCTTGCCTTGGTGGCTGCCTTGTATGCGCGTTGCATCCGGCTGATGGCTACGCCTTCACGCTCTAATAAGTCATTCCGATACTTCTGACTGGCGGCATAGATTCTGCCCGTGCCGCTGTCTACTCGCTTGAGATTTCCTCCAGCGAATACCCGTAAAAAGGGTGGCTCTTATACACTACCCCCGGAGTGCATACGTGGTCGGTGTCAAGGCTCTTGCCGTCTGGTTGCATAGCGTCCCGCTTGGATGTAGACCAGCGGAAACCGGCATCACCGCCCCATAAGTCCCAAGCAACACGCCCCGGACTTGGGAACCCTTCTTCCCCGCTGTTGAACCCTTCAGCCTTCTTATCGACTTCATGGCGGCTGAAGAAAGAGTACATCCGGAGTATCGTGTCTTCGGATAACTTCTCCCCATTCACGATTTGGTTAGCCCTTGCAAGGCCTACGCGCGTCCCGCCGTCGAAACCTTCAGCCTTCCAATCAAGCGCCCTTTGTGCCGCTGTCCGCATGGCTTCAGTTGGTCTGTACTTGACATCGTAAGACCGAACGGCTGCACCTTCAAAGCCACCGCCGCTTTGTACCGGGATTGCCGTTGGGTGTAGTTGCCCCTCATCTTCCGGCACTGCTTCCAGCCCGGCTATTCGCTTGGCTTCAGCCCGATCAATGATGCCCGCCTTGTAAAGTTTCTCGGCTCTTACCGCTTCCGCTTGCATATCGTCGGCAAGTGCCCTGACCGTTTCAAGGTCGTACATTACGTAATCGCCCTGCTGTGTCTCCGGGTATTCCGGCAGGAGGTCAGCGGTGATGGCATCCGCAAGGGTACGCAAGAGTGGCACCATGCCATCTTCCCATGCCGCTTGCTGGGCGCGTTCATAATTACTGTAGGTAGAGCGCTCTAACCCGCTTCCAAGCCCCAAGACCATCGGGTTGATGCCAAGGGCAGAACAGATACGCTCTTCCGGTACACGTCTCACAGAGTCTAGCGCAAGCTCTGAAGGCGTAAGGCTTACACGGTCCATCTTGTACGCGCCGGTCATAACCACGATACCGCCTGAACCGTCCCCGGTAAGGTCTTCGTGAAGTTGGCGCTTGACCTGCCGAGCATCGTCCATAGACATGTCTACGCTGGTCTCTTTGGCATCAGGCCCGACGATAAGACTAGGCATAGCACCGTTAGCCAAGAGTCCATAAGCGGTAGTGCTTGCGGTGTTGTCGGTTGCTATCTCACGCAGGACAGCGGTAAGCGGCGCTCTACCAATGCGGATGTCGCTTGGGTCTCTGCCGTACCGGATGTGGATGATGTCGGAAACCGGGATGTCAAAGGAGCGCCCATCCGTGGTGTAGACGTAGTGCGTTAAAGGGTTGATGCCATTACCAACCGGTCTAACCATGTCCTGCGGTAGAAACTGTAAGGCAGTAACCACACCACGGGTAGTAGATCGAATCTTGCGGAGGTAGGTGTTGCCAAACAATTTGAAATCTTGAATGACCCAGCCCCAGAATAAAGACCCCATTATCATCGGATCAGGTTGGGCCATGAGCTGTAGCACCGGGTGGTCTTCTACGGGTTCTGCCTGCTGGGAGTCTACCGGTCGGTAGAGCCTTGGCGTGGCTTGAGGGTAGTTCCGAACGTACCAGTCGATGGCACTCGCAACCACGCCGTTTAGCCCAAGGTCACCGGCTACCCGCGCCCAGTCCTTGGTACTTCCAGGGAGCGCCCGGCGTAGCAATGTCTGCAGCTGACCAGAGCCGTAACCGGTTAGGTAGATGTCCCTAGACTGGCTGAGTGGCAGCGGTAGTGCCTGTGTCGGGTTGGCTGCGGCTTTACGGCCTAAGAAGCGGTCAAAGATACCCATGGCTTCAGTATCCCACAAAAAGAAAAAGCCCCCTTGCGGGGGCCTGTGTGGCTTAGTGGTTTAGATTGTTTTCATCTCGTAGCGGTATGCGTCTCCGCTTACGATGTAGGTCTTGATGTTGCCGTCTTCGCTTGAGCCTTCGTAGTACCAAGATGTCTCAGTGTCTGCGTTCATCTTGATAAGCGACTCTGCCCATTCACCGGCACACTGCCAAGTACCAACCGGTGCTACATCTACAACCACGCCATCCTCAGTCAACACTTGGCGAATCTCTTTGTTTGCGGTCTTCAGTTTCATATCTATCTATCTCCCTGCTTGATGTATAGAATATACACCGTTGGTATATATACTGCAAGGGTATAGGAATGTATATTTTAGACGGCTCCCCATGAACGCTTAGAACCGCACACCTGCCAAGCATAGGCCAGGGCATCCACTACGTCATCATGCCTGCCGACCGGGAAACTCAAAAGCTCATCTTCAAAGTATGCCGGCAACCCTTGGCAATGCATTACTTGGCTTTGCTCGTAGCGGGCTTCCAGAGGCGCAAAGCGGGTCACTTTGTCACGGTCTGGGCGGATGCCCCGTATAGGCAGTTTCGTACGCCGTAGAAGCTCCTGCACGACAGCGGCTTGGTATTGCACCTGCTCGATGCCGATCATACTAGGATTCCACTTCTCAGCCATGGCTTCGATGAACCGCAGGACAGCTGCAAAGTCTGAGCGGGTACGGTTGATGTCCCTAACGTAGATCGTCCCATCTTCACCACGGCTAACAACAGCCACGCCGGTGTAGTCGGCTTCACTCTTAGTGCTGATGGCAAGGTCAACCCCGATATAGGTAGGTAGGCCTTCAGGACAATCACCGTAGCGCAACCACTCCCGCTTGATACGCGCTCCCGCCGCATCCACAAACTCGGCTAGATACTCTTGCCTAAACGCGATGCTCGGCAGCGACTCACCCGCCTTGCCTACCTCCTCCGGATCTATCCACGGGTTAGCCGTGGTAGGCATCTGCCAGCTCATCCAGTCAGCATCGGTAGAAGCCATATTGTAAAGGGTACGGAAATAGTTGGAACCCTTAGGAGTGCTGAGAAAGAAAGCGTCTCCGATGTAGTCTGTTAGCGTTGGGCGGATGGCTTCAGTCCAGGCTTGCTCTAGATGCCTTGCCATGGCGGCTTCATCGATGATTACCCGCTTGTACTTCCTGCCACGGGCTACGGTTGACGGGTCATCCAAAGTCCAGTAGTCGATGGCTGCCCCGGTTATAAGCTCAATGCGCGGTGCTGGACTTTGTACTGCTCGCCGTATCACGGGAGCATAGATTCTCTTATGATCCGCGTATGCTTCTTCAAGCAAGCGGTAGGTAGGGGCAAACCACGCGCAGGGTAAACCGTCAATAAGCACCGGGTCACTGAGTAAGTTACCACCCAGCGTGGTTTTTCCAAAGCGTCTCCCGCAAGCAAGCACGTTGTATCGCTTGGCTTCCCGCAGAATGACCTGCTGGGCTTCATGCGGCCTTGGTAAGACAAGTCGGATATCAGGCAATCGGCTTGTCCGAATACTCTACGATCACCTTTACCGGGCTACCGTCTGCGCCGGTCTGCTCTACCCGGCTACTCCAGTCGGCTTTGTGCTTACGTTCCAGCCACCACGCCGCCGCCTGCCATGTGGTATCAGCTGCCTTTTGAATGATGGCAACGTTGCGAACCTCGGCATCACCCTCTGCCTTTTTAATAGAATCCGAGAACTCCGGAATGTCCTTAAGCCATACGGCAAATGTATCCTCAGAAATACCGGCATAGGCGCAGGATGCCCGGCGTGTATTCCCTGCCCTCAGTGCCTGTGTAATGCGCTGTACTACGTCTTCGTTGTACTTGTATGGCTTACCCTTCACTTAGCACCGCCTTCTGCCCTGTGGCGTTTTCCCACCGCTGAATAATTACATCGCAATACTTAGGGCTGATTTCGATCCCGTAGCATTTACGTCCTAACTGTTCAGCGGCAATAAGGGTTGTTCCCGAACCAAGGTATGGATCAAACACAAGCCCCTCTGTCAAAGAGAAACACCACTCCATGACCGGATATGGTTTCTGTGTTGGGTGTTGCTTCTGTTCACCAGACCAGTGATGAGCCAAGTGTCTACAGTTTTTACCAAGGGTTGTCCATGCTAACTCAAACTCAGAAAACGACAAACCATCGTTCTTTTTGTGCCAGCATAACCAATCATTAGTAGGTGGCAGTTGGTCTGTAAAGTAGTTACCACCCCAGATTATGACTTGGTCTGCCATGGTTGAAAGTCTAGCTACGTCCGGTCTTTCTTTATCCCAATCGCCACGCTCAACAAAATCCTTTTTACCTGAGCCAAGTGTCATATTAGATGCATCAATACCATAAGGTGGGTCAGTCACAACGGCATCAATAGTGTTGCCATCCATCAGCCGTGCAACATCATCAGCTTTAGTACTGTCACCGCAAAGCAATCGATGCCGACCAAGAATCCAAAGGTCTCCCGGCTTGCATCTTGTCTCCACATCCTCCGGCACTTCATCTGGATCGGTTAGCAACTCGGCAGGCTCAGTCATACCCGCCAGTTCATCAATCAAAGCATCAAGGTCGGCAGCGCCATACCCGGTACCGTCCAAGCCTATCGGCGTATTCGCAAGCTCGGCAAGGATATCGGTTATCTTGGTGGTGTCATCTTGCCCGATACGGGTAGTGCGGTTGTCTACCACAAGAATGCGCAGCTCTTCTTCGGGTGTAACGTCAACCCACTGCACGGGTACGGTTTCCCAGCCTAGCGCCTTGGCAGCCATGACCCTATGATTTCCCGCTAGGATATGCTTAGTCCCCGTGTTGACCACCACAGAGCCGTACCAGCCGTTTACCGCTAGGCTCTTCTTGATGGCTTCCACATCGCCGTTGTTAGCGTTACGTGGATGATGCTTGAGCAGGTCAATAGCGACCTGCTCAATCTCCTTGTTGATTACTCTATTTGCCAAGGCTGTCCTCGATTTCTTCGGTCGTTGCCCATATCAGGGCATCTCTCATTTGACGGTCGGTGATGCCTTGCTGTTTCGCCCTGCGCTTCACATCAGCATACAGCCAGCGTGTATACATCTCCGACCATACCACCACGCATCCAGCCCCCACTAAAGCACCAATGGCAAAAGGAATCATTTGGTTTCTTCCCATATCGGCTCCCCGGTAACCGGATTGTACTTACCGATCATCCAGTCTTCGGCGAACAAGTCACTGGCGGTAAGCCAGATGACCGAGTTGTTTTCTTTGACCTCTGTACCCTCTGCAACGCTGAAGGTGTCCCATAGTTCAGAGAACCGGAAGTGTAGCCCATCAGGCCAAAAAGCCCGGCGTATGGGCTTCTCCGCTAGCAAGGCATCAAGTGCCTGGTTGTACTTCATCTTATTATCATCCAGTCGTTAGCGAGTATGTCAGCACCGCGAAAGTAAGCCGGCCCAGCATGATGCCGAGTACCTGCACCGTCAAGTTTGTACATCACGAGCTGGCCATGATTGATGGCGTAGTGGATTCTTGCCCCGTCCCGGCAGACATACCGGGATTCTTTGAGGTGGATTAGTGCCGCGCTGAAGACCAACCGGTGGCTGTAGTGCGCTGTAGGTGGTGCAAAGGCTGCCACTTCATCAGTACACATCTGTTGATATCCAAGGCTTTGTGCGTAGGCCAGCAGCTCAGAGTTGCGTATCCACTTTTCCACGGATTGCCGGCGTACGATGTTATCAGCGTTAGACCATGATCCGGTAGTGGCGTATATCTCCATCGCCTGCCGGATGCGTTCTTTCTTTTCTTCGATACTAAATGCTAGTGCCATTACCAGCGCTTCACAATCGTTTTACAGCAGCGACATGGTATTTCGTTTGGAGCAATTTCCCAATCATCAGATAGCAGATCTGTCATAGATAATGACGTTGTGTATTCTGCGCCATTTATATCTTTTACCTGCTCAATAAAACGATATGTCACATTGTCGACTTTGTTATATGCAATTTTTGCGTAAGTATCTCCCCAACCTTTTCGACGTAATCGTCTACCTTGAATAAACATTTCAAATGCTTGGATGCTTGTATATGTACTCATTTATTTATCTCCTCTGCTTCCCTGGCTATCCGATCAGCGTAGGCGGTGTCTTTAGTAGCGGCATATGCCATGTACCAGAGCGCCTTGATGCTGTCAGCGTTAGCCGTCCCTTTATGTGGGCAACGCTGCAGGTACTTGATTACGTTCCCTGTTGCAAAGTCCAACCCCCAGTCGTCGATGACGCTGAGGGCTTGAATCTTTGTAGTGCGGTAGTGCTGTTGCACTAGTCTTCGCCGAACGGGTCTGTGATGTCATCAGCTACGACTACAGCCTTTTTCAGGGGCTTTGTAGCTGCAACCTTTACCGGCTTCACGGTCTCGATGATGTTGGTGAGTTCACCGTTCATCTTCTGGCGGGTGCCTACGACCACTTGCCATGACTTACCTTTGAGGGCTTCGATGTCAAGTGCGCCAAACTGCGCGTTTGTCATCCGTCCAACCATGCCATCGAGCAGGATTGTCAGTTTCGCTTTTTCATTACCGTAGTAGGTCTTCGTGTACTGGATGAATCTAAATGGCTGGCCGTCATCGTCACCAACTTCGGTTGTTTCAAACACCCATTTGAAATTAGGTTCAAGAACGTTTGGATCGTCGAAGCTCTTACCCTGTACCGCTTCGCAGTCGATGAGGGCACAAATGTAAATGCCCTGCTCGGCAACGGAGAATTTCTTCCCGCTGCCTTCACTGTACTTCCCATGCTGTGCAAAGAATCCCATTATCAAACTCCTTGGGCTACCGCCCGGTCGTTGGCACTATTGCCACATCGTTATATACCCACACAGTGGATATTGTCAAACGCTCTTTTTCAGCCGTCCTTGATGCACCTTTTCAAAACCAGCATGGTCGTATGTAATCAAAACATACTCGTCATACTTTGATAATCCATCAAGGGTTGAGAATGGTTGCCATGTTCCATCCCAATGAACCAAGACAACCTTGCCATCCTTTAGGCGCAGGTAGGTTTCTTTGTCTTCACGGTTTACCCAACGCTTCAGAGATACCTTGCCACCATACAAAAGCCAAGCACGGACAGCGTGCCATTTGCGCTCCCACTTTGGATCCTGTCGTTCAACCAGTGCCGCCGCTTGCAGTTCATCCCATGTCATGAACTTGAGTTTCCGTCTTTCCATTTTGTTTCTATTCTTCCTTGGCGATACCTGTACCGGCGCCTTAGCGCCAGGTACATGGTTCGCTCTTTTAACTACCCCTCTACCCCTCTCATCGGGGGTAGGGGGTGAGAGTCTGAGAGAGGGGGGTTTATACAAATGTGTACTTATAAATATTCTTAAGGGG